GTCTTCAGATGTGTTTTCATGGGTTCAGGGTGGGGTCTTTCGAGAGGTAGATGCAGGGGCGCGCCCCGAGTTCGCCCCGCAGATCCTGGAGCGCTTTCACCACCTGGGACTGCTGGGCGACCAGTTGGCGAACGAGCCACGCGGAGAACACGATGGCCGCAATCGCCGTCACCAGGGAGAGCCAGACGATGTCTTTCTCACGGGCCAGGTCCGCCACGTGGGTCACGGTCTCGACTTCGGGCGCGACGGCAAACGCGATCAGGACGCCCCCGTGAATGAGCCACAGGAGCATGGCGATGAAGGTCAGGCGTTTGATGCGGGCGGTCTTCATTGTCGGGGTTCGGTGGTGAGTTCAGCCAGGGCGTTTACGAGCATTCGGTTGACGCCGTTCACCTTGCCCAGGTTGTCGAAGGGCGGGTCATCGAGCGTGATCCGGTCCGGCCCCACGCGAGCGCCGGAAAGGGCTTCCATGACGTACTGGGCGGCGTCTTCGTGATGCAGGTTCACCCCGCCTGGGGCGCGGCAGACGGCGACGTTCTCCTCGATGAACACGAAGATGGCCAGGTGCTGGATCACGGCGCCCGTGCTCGAGGCGTCCACGATCCCGCCCGACTCGATCCGCCAGACGAGCAGGCTCAAGCCCTGGGCTTTAAGGGCCGCCACCCGCTCCTTGTTCGCTTCACCCAGGCCGTCATCGAGGACGATGGGCACCCCGGCCAGGCGCGGGTGCGCTTCGAGGAGGGCTTTCACGTTGGATTGCACATCGGCGAGTCTCATGCGAGCCGCGCCTTTCTCGCCTGGGCGGCCAGGGCGCCCTCGATCCAACGCCGCATCCGGCCCTCGCGGCGGGCGAGCGCCTTGCGGACGATGATCTGGGCATGCCGGCTGCCGGCCCAGCGGGTGTCGTTCTGAAGCCGGACCATGGGTTTAGGCGCGCTCGACTGGTCAACGAGCCGCCCGGCCCAGAGATGCGGCCGCAGCCAGGCTTGGACCTTGCGGCCCAGGGCCAGGAGCGACGCCGCCCAGCCGCCCTTGGCAAGACCGACCCGCTGGCGCATCGAGCGCGTATAAGCCGCCTCTTCCTGGTAATCGGGTGTGGCCTGGGCGAGTTGCCGGCGCACGCGGCCCTCGGCATCGCGGGCTTTCTTGTGAACCGGCGGCTCGAAGGGCAGGATCCGCTCGCTGCTGAAGTGCCGAAAGACTTCCTGGAGCGCAGCGTGTTTCTTCTGCCGGATCAGGTCGGCCAGGCTTTTCGACTCCCATTCGGAGGGAACGAGCGGCCGGGCGGCGCACCGGATGTCGCGGGCAAGCCGCGCTTCGCCCGTCTTCCTCGCGCCGTAGGAGCGCCCATTTACGATCCCCTTCTGCGGCGGGGTGTCCTCCACGAGTTCATCGGCAAGCAGCCCGGCCTGAAGGCGCAGGCCCTCGGCCAGCGTCAACTTCTTCAAGGCAATGAACTGGTTCATCGCCGCCTCGAAGCTGGTGGTGTCCACCCGGATGTCGCCCGTGTTCACGCCGCTTCCCTTTCGCAAGTGAACCGCGCCGCGATGTCGATCCCGCCCCGCTCGATCCGCACCACCCGGTAATCGGTCGCGTTGCCGGTATCGCGGAGGACGTCCCCGACCTGGACGGCCGTGTCCCCAAGATCAGCGAGCAGGATGGCAAGCCGGACCGCCTGGCGCAGCTCGGGCTCGACCGTGCCCGAACCCGCGTCGGCCACCGACCCCGGTTGCGGTCCCTGGTACTGCTCGACCGGGGCAGGGAAGCTCCCCCGGTCGGGCAAGAGCGTGACCGTGATCCCGCGCACGGCGAGCTGCGCCCGGAACCCCGCCACCCGCGCTTGTTGAATGAGCGTCACTTGACGTCTCCCTTGGCCGGCTTGGCAGGCCGGGCCGATCGGGCCGACCGTTCCTGCTCATCCAGCAGCCAGGCCACGTCCCGGTTCCGCCGGGCCAGCCGGCGCAGCCGGGCGTCCCGGCCTTTCTCGACCTGCATCCGTTGCACGCGCTTGAGATCGAGCGCCGTCAACGCGACGGGCTCGGGGTAGGGATCGACTCGGGGAGTGCTCATGGTCGGTTATCCGTTGGTGCGGATGCAGACGGCGCCCACGCGGTTGGCGGTCGCCAGCACCAGGTTCCAGTTGGCGATGGTCCCGAGTTCCGCGTTGCTCGGGCTCTCGGCCGCCGGGGTCCCCACCCACTTCATCCCGTTCAGGTGCATCACGAACCGGGTCCGGTCGTAGATGATCTCGTTGTTGAGCCCGAACTTCTTCTCCATCTGGAGCGCGGCCACGTCCACGACGTCGGTCTTCTGCGGCTTCTCGCCCCGGGCGATGATGCCCTTGGCCAAGAGATAGGTGTCATACACGTAGCCGTTGGTGGTGCCTGCCCGGACCAGGGATTCGCTGGTGTAGATCGGGATGCCCCGGTAGGTGCGGATGGTCCAGGGACCCCGGCTGGCCTTGTCGAAGCTGGTCTCATCGGCCAGTTCGAGCGCGGCCAGGATCGTGGGATGCAGCCAGAGGGCACCGTCCATGAGGTCGTCGGCCAGTTCGCCCATGAGGCTCTTGGCGTGGATGAAGAGCTCGATGCTCATCAGCTCCGCCGCGGTCGCCCCATCGCCCGACTCATCGAAGGCGTCCACGCGGACGGCCTTCAGGGTAGCGGCCACGCCGTTGACCCCCGCCGACCCGAACGCCCCGCGCACCATGGCGAGCAAGGTCTTCTGGCGTTGCTTGAGCCGGCGCTGGACCATCTGGGCGGTGATCTCGCCCACCGGATCCTCGCCGGAGAGTTGGGCCGCGAACGCCGTGGCCGAACTCTTGCACACGCGGTTGCAGGCGACGGCCTTCATCTGGCCGCTGGTGATCTTGTTGTCGACGGTCGGCTCGGCGTTCTCGACCTGGATCTCGTCATCCTGGTCGGTGATGTCCTTGAAGAAGGGGATCATGGCGACTTCCCCTGGGCCGGAAGCGAGTTCCGAGGCCTTGGGGTTGTCGACGACGACGCCCGAGTTGAGCAGGACCGGGAAGGTGGCCTGCTTTTCCCGCATCGTGGCGAGCCAGATGTCGGGGATCCAGAGATCGCTGATGGTCGTTGGCATGGGAGCTTGGAGCAGGGAGCACGGAGCAGGGAGCCCCGAGCCCGCGGCGTTGGGTTAGGTGTTGGGTTTGGCAGACAGTTCGGCGAGCGAGCCGACGCCTTTGGCGGCAAGGACGCGCTGGGTGGGCGTGAGGTCGGCGTCGGCCGGGGGTTGCTTGTGTTCGGCGGCCTTGGGGCGCAGGCCCAGCTTCTGGACCTCCGCGGCGACCGCCGCGTTGAAGTCGGCCATCTTCGCGGTGAGCCCGGCGTTCTCGGTCTTGAGCCGGGCGTTCTCCTCGCCTGCGACCTTGGCCGCGGTTTCGACGGTCTCGAGTCGCTTGGCGAGGGCCTCGGCATGCTGGGTAGCCTCGGCGCTCTGCGCTTGGGCGGTTTCGAGGAGGTCGGTCGCGGCGGTAAGCTCGGCGGTGAGCCGGGCGTTTTCCGTGGTCAACCGTTCGTTGGTGGCCAGGATGTCCTCCTGGTCCGGGATGTTCAGTTTGTCAGGCATACGTCATCCGTATTCATCCAAGGGTGGAACGTTCACTTGCGCGGGCGAGTCGGCGGGCCAGCGCCCGCGCGTACCCGAGGTCCCCGAGGGCGTCCACCAACCCCTGTCGCTTGGCTTCGCGCCCGTCGAGCACCTGGCCCTGCATGGCTTCATCGGGAACGCCTTCGCGGACCCGTCGAACGTCGGCTCGGAACACATCGAAGGTGCGCTGCGCCTGGCGGGTGAACTCGGCCGCGTGATCCTCGGTGACGGGTGCGCCGGGCATCCCCGCCGCCTTGAACGTCCCCTCCCGGTTGGTGAAGACCCGAACCTCGATCCCGGCATTCGCCAGCATCCGGTGGAAGTCCACCACGGAAACGTAGGCCCCAATGCTGCCGACCATGGCGCTCCGAGTGGACACGACCGCCGAGGCCTGCGAGCCGATCCAGTAGGCCAAGTTGCACATCATGCCCCCCCACCCAGGCCACAGTGGGCTTGCGGGGCTCGAACACTTGATCGGTCTCCTGGCGCCAGGACCGGCCTCGGTTGCCGTAGTGATCCCGCCGGCTCATCAGGCCCCGGGCCACGTCCTCGCGCTCCTGGGCCATCTCCCGCCCGGCGTCGATGGTGATCTTGGAGGGGCCGATGAAGTCGCATCGCGCCCAGCCGTCCGTGCTCGGGAGCGCGCCGGACGTGATGGCGCTAGCGATCACCCGCTGCCAGGCCGACCGGCCCAGGCGTGCCGCCACCTGTTTGCGACGGTCAAACTTGCGTTGCGCCTTGCCGTTCACCGCTCGCTGGTTGGTGCCGGTGAGCTTCTCGTGGAGGAAGAAGGCCGGCGGCAGACCCAAGCCCGCCACGAAGCACCCGGCGAGGTAGCTGATGACCTCGATGTTGTTGGCCGGGGCGCTGGGCGTGTTGACCTGCTTCAACTCATGGCCTTCGGGCACGGTCGGGATGTCCCCGGCGATCAGGTCGGCGACCGTGAAGCTGCGTTGCTTGGCGTTGGTCTCGGCCGGAGCTTCCTCCTCGGTCGAGACCTCGCCCGCGGGCTCGGGCGGGTTGCCCCACGGGTTCTCCTCGAGCGGCGCCCCCTGGATGGCGAGGGTGAGCGCGGTCGAGAGCTTGGAGAGGACCTTCTGAAAGCCTTTGATGTCGTTGCCATCCCGCATGTCATTCGCCCCGCGGCGAATCGGACTCATGCCCCGGTACTGGGTGTACCGTTCGAGGTCAAAGAGGTGGATGAGCGTGTTGGCATCGAGGAAGGTCTGACCGTCCAGCCAGTAGCCCAGGACCCGGCCTTGGGTGTCGAGTTGGATGCCATCGAAGATCCGGTCATCCGCCGCCGTGGGCTTGTCGATCCGCCAGGCCTCGAAAAGCTGGATCTGAGGGAAACCCGCCTCATCGGTCCAGAGGGCGAACACTTCGCCATCAGTGTCGAGGTAGAACGAGCCCAGGCGCTGGAGATCCCAGAAGTCGAACCGCCCGGTGAAGTCCGCGCGCTCGGCCCAATCATCGAAGAGGCTATTGGCCGCTTCATTCCACTTCCGGTCCAGGGTCGCCGCCCGCGGGATCATTGGGGTGGAGTAGTTGGCGACGAGGTCCGTGGCGTAGAAGACGAGCCCCACGTTGTCCCAGAGGTAGCGGGCGACGCTGGCGAGTTGGAGCCGGTTGAACTTGGTGAGCAGCCGGTGGACGTGGAGGCCGGTGGCCGGGATCGGGGTCCGGTGATCGACCGTGTTCAACGCCTCGAAGTAGTGTCGGACCGGCGTCACCGGTGGGGCCAGACTGCCGGCCTGCGGCGGGGATTTCTTGAGTCCCTGCCGTCCCTTGGGTCCCTTCGGTGGGACGGGATCGGTACGAATGTGCAAGAGCTTGCGGAGCAATGGAATCACAGGACAGCCTTGTGGAAGGTGGGGTGCAGGCGGTTGAACCGGGGCACGTCCAGGGGCGGATTCTCCGGGTCGGCGAGGGTGTTCACCCACTCCAGCGCCTCCTCCGCCATCACGGCGAGTTCGGCCGGGGTGTAGGCGCGCTCGAAAGTGAACGTGACCGAACCGCCGGCCTCGGCGGTCGAGAGGACCGTCTGGCCGTTGACCACGTTGGCGGCCCACTTCTGTGTGACCAACGCTTCCAATGCGCCGAGCAGGGTCGCCCCCTTGGTCAGTTGCGATTTGAGCGCCCGGACCAGCATCCGGACTTCCAGTCTTGGACGTGCCGTCACACTGAAGGGGTAACGTTCGGATGCGCGCATAACGTGACGCCAGGAGCGGTTTGCGATGCATGGGAGACGGATCTGCTCAAGGTCACGCTTGCCGAACGACCCACTAGACGCTTAGACGCCGTCTATGCGAACTCCCTCTCGACAAACCAGACACGCAGGAGTAAGCCTCTGTCTGACGCACTGCACTGCGTCAAACAGTTCGCCAAGTACCTGTCGCACTCATCGTCTGGCCCATGAGTTCTTCGCGCGTGAAGCCTCGGTGCTGGTTCGTGGGGGGCGGGATCCTTGGCGTGATATTATTAGTGCTATACGCATTCGGACTTTTCAGATTTCACCTCCGGTGGCGCGACATTGTCCCGCGGATGGTTCCCTCGGAGGTTCAGGCTCTGCTGGGGTCACCAGACAGCGTGGGATTCCGCGACCTGCTCGGGAAGCACACCGAGGTTGTGTGGTGGTATTGGCGCGGCATTCGCCTGTACGGCGTGGTCTTCAACTCCGACACGAACAACCGTCCGATCGACGTCTGCGACCGCTACTGCTTGAACCGCCTCAGCGAAGGGCGGCTCATGCCACCCTGCCGGAGCACACCGGTGAGGCGGCGAACTGCGAACCGGACGCGCCATGCTATCCGTGAAGGTAGAGTCGGGAGACGGTGTTGTGAGGGAAAAGCCGCTGCAGATTCCATGAGTATCACCGACAGGTCGGTGAAGGCAACGGCCTGACCTGGCGTGCTCGGGAACTGCACAGGAGACCGGCTTACGGTCGTCTGTGCCTCACATCTGGTGTTGGGCGGAGAAAGCAACCACCCTATGAAGAAGCTTACGAAGAAAGACCTGGAGCCGCTGCCACAAATCAAAGAGCAAATCGAGCGGCTCAGGCAGACATATGAGGCCTTTGCGAGTCTCGCAGGGGAAGATGTGTCCCGGTTGAACTTTGGACCTGAGTTTCCAAAGCAACTGAATGCCACACTTGCAAAAGTTGCCGCCGCTATTCAGAGAGCGATGAGGCCGGTTGAGCAGGCACGTGACCTCGTTCGACAGCAGCTGGAAGCCGAACCAGGCGCTGCACCGAAAATCGGTCCGCGACGTTGGTCGGCAACTGGGAAGCCAGGGAGGGGCCGGCTTCGGTGAGCTGATCGTTCCGCCTGACGCGGCACGACGCGTCCTGAGCATGATCACGCTTGGTTATCTATTGTTCTGTCTGGGGTGCCTGATCGCCTTGGCTGGTGATATTGGGTTCCTCGTCATCGCCCGTAGGAGTGGACCCGCGTGCTTCTGGAGTTGCATGCTCCTGCCGCCAGTATCCCTCATCTTCTTCATTCTGAACCTGAAGGCGACCTGGAAGCCTGTGGGTATTTCACTGGTCGGGCTAGTGATGGCGGGTCTTGGTTGTCAGATCGCGGGAATGGACTTTTTCGAGTGGACGAATTGACATGCAGATGAGGTCGAATATTGCGAATTGAGCCAACTTCCCTGCGCCTGATGGCTGCTCGCACCTTACGCCGTTCCCTCTGACCGCTGCCCGTCATCTAACTGCGCCGGCTTCAAGCCGCCCGAGATGACTGCCGCCGCGTCAATCATCAACTCGCAGTCGAGGTAGTGGTTGTCCCGGCGCTTCTGAATCCACAGCACCTTGATCCGCCCGCGCGAGTCCTCGCGTTCTTCCCGGACCTCCGCCGTCATCTGCTCGATGTAGTCGCGGCCCGTCTGCTTCGGGATGGTCCACTGGCCCACCACTCCATGCGTGAACAAGGCCAGATGGTCTTTGATGCTCGGATTGGACCACTGGAAAAGCGGCAGGTGCCGAGGCGCCCGTGACTTCCGGCTTCCCAAGTTGGGATCGACCAGCACCCGCCGCCACGTCCGGCGCACGGTCTTGCGGGTCCGCGGGTCCTGTCCCAGGAACCACTCCGCCTCATCCCCTTTCATCGCCTTCCACCCGGCGCCCATGCAGAACCGATACACCTCCGACGCTTTGAACCCCGAGTCGATCATGGCGTTGACCAGCGGGACCTTCAGTTGCTGCCGAATCTGCTCCAACTCAGTCGTCGTGGCGCAGCGGCCTTAGGCCAGTAACCGGCTGGCGGCCCCTGGCCCGAAGGCGCGTGCCACCCAAAAGTAGTGCTCACCCCCGCGGGCCTGCCGGTCCGCCGCCAGGAACCGCGTCTGTTCCAAGGGCCACGGATCGCCGAAGTCGTAATCCCCTTTCCGTTCCAGCAGGTAGTCATCTCCGGTCACCATCCACCGGTCCAGGTCCCAAGGTTCCCCCAGGGTCTCGGTGACGAAGGTGAACATCGGCTCGATGTCCCCACCCACCCGCATCGCGTCCACCGCCGCCAGGAACTCTTCCACGATCGACCGCCACTCGATCCAGTGCGGCAGCAGGGCGTTCCACGTGTAGCTGACCCGCGATCTCGGGGCGTTGGGGTTCTGCGGGACAAAGCGCCCATGGTTCTCAATCCACCGCCGGTCCACGGGCGTGTCCTTGATCCGGTGTCCGCACCCGGCGCACTCGAAGCGGATCGTCTCGGCCAGGGCGTCGAACCGCCACTTGCCTTCGGGCTTGGTCATGTCGTTCGAGTCCCACTTCAACTGCTCGAACTTGAGGGGCTGAAGCTGACCGCAGGCGGGGCACTCGAAGTTCCAGACGCGTTGGTCCCCAGCGCGGTAGGCGGTGTCCATGGCGTCGCCCTTGGTCCCCGGCGTCGAGATGAGGAACCGGCGCGAGTTCCAGAAGGACCGTGTCCGCTTCAGAAGCATTTCAAGGCGGCCGGGAGCATAGTTCCGGATTTCGTCAGCCGTGAGCGATCTCCAGGGGGTGGGAGGGAAACAAGCCGCCGAAGACGGTTGTGCCATCGTTGTGGAACAACCCGCGACGAAGGTGAATCCGATGCCAGGGGCGGCCGAACGCCGAACGTGAAGGGCTGAGCCGATGAACAAGAGAGCGATCTACCGAGAACTGCAAGATGGCCGCAGCGTGCTGTCCACCGTGCTCGACAGCATCTTTGACGGTGTCTACATCGTGGATCTGGACCGTCGGATCCTCTTCTGGAACTGCGCGGCGGAGGAGATCACCGGACATCGGAAGCAGGATGTCATGGGGCGCTGCTGCCATGACAGCATGCTGAACCACATCGATGAACATGGGACCATGCTCTGCTTCTCCGCCTGCCCGTTGGCCCGCTCGATTCAGACCGGCGAGAGTATCCGCGCCAAGGTCTACCCGATGCATAAGGAGGGCCGGCGTTTCCCGGTTTACACGCACATCGGCGCCATCCGGGATGAAACCGGCGCCATCATCGCGGGAATCGAGGTGTTCCGCGACATCACCCAGGAGGAGGACTTCCGGTTGCTGCAGGAGAAGTTCAATGTGCTGATCAGGCGATACGTCTCGGCTGCCACGATGGAGGAGGTGATGGACCATCTCCAGGGCGCTGTCGAGGGCCAGGCGCGGGTTCGGGATCTGACGGTGCTCTACCTGGATGTGGTGGGTTTCACGGCGTTTTCCGAGCGCAACTCGCCAGCAACCGTGGCCACGATGGTCAACGAGCTGTTCGGCGTCTGCGAAGTGATCACGCACGAATGTCACGGGGACATCGACAAGTTCATTGGCGACGCGATCATGGCGGTGTTCATTGATGGCAACGATGCGGTCGCCGCGGGCCGGAAGGTGCTGGGGGCGTTAGGGCGTCTCAACGAGCCGCGCGCGGCGCGTGGGCTGGAAGGCGTCCGCATCCGCATCGGGATCAACTCCGGTTCCGTGATCCAGGGGGAGATCGGGACCTCGAGCCGCAAGGACGTCACCGTGATCGGCGACGTGGTCAACACCGCCGCTCGCATCGAATCGGTCACGGACCCGATGTGCGTGGGGATTTCCGAGGCGACTTTTGCCCGGTTGCGAAACCCTGGTCACGGCTGGCGAGCCAGGACGGTTCAAGTCAAGAACCGGTCGGCACCAGTCACGGTTCACATTTCTGAAGCGACCTGAGATTCGCTCGAGCCTCTCGGGCTCACGGTCCTGGAGGATCGCAACACGGGAATCCCCCCAGAGGTTGGCACGCAGGCCGGGGGGGCGGGAGGAAACCGAGGCGAGACATTGAACCGATTCATGAGGCTGACGAGTGGGATTCGTCTGAGGCGCGCCTCGCTGGCCCTCTTTCTCGTTTTCTGCGGCGAGGCGGTGTCGCAGCCATGCCTCCTGGCGGCCCAGCCCCAAGTCGGCACGGAACCGGAACCGGCCCGCGCCGTGGCGCCGGCTCAGGAGAACCCTCAGCCGCTCACACAGCAGGCGTGCATCACG